CATTGACGCTTCTCCAGCTTTCCATACTGAATAATCATCTGAGTAATTGTAATACCAATCTACTCTTCTAATCTTTCCTATAATCTCTTGTGCTTCTGTTGAATTCATTTTTTCATCTCCTGTGCTTCATAAAAATCAAACTCTTGATAGATATCATCTGGCTCATCAAATTCACCATTCAAGAATCCTTCTTCTAATTTTTCAATTGCTTCTTTTTCTGTTTCAGCTTCAACATCATACATTTCTGCATAATGATAAAACCTAGTTACTACGAATAACTTCTTCATTGTTTACTGCTTTCTCTGCAATCCTATATACTAAATTAGGTGTCTCATCTTCAAGTTCATAAACTCTATATTCAAATGGATCATCCTCCATCATCTCAATAGCTTGTTCTTCACTTTCAGCTTCTACATCATAAACTGATGTGTAGTTATATAATTCATAAATCCTATATTTACTCATCGTCTTCATCGCCTTCATTTTCTTCTGTTGTTCTTCCGGTTTGTCTAATAATTTCATCAATGTCTGCTAGAAAAATATCTCCCCAATCTGGTCTTTGAAACATTGTTGCGATTATGTCCATTGCCAATTCATCGGTTATTTTGCGCTGCATGATAAGCCTCCCAATTAAAATCGTAACCAGCTTCTTCTATAATTCGAATAACTTCATCTAAACACTCTCCATCTGTATAATCTTCTCCCGGTAATTGAATTGCTTCAATGATTAGCTTTACCATTTTACTTTTTCTCATTGGTTTCTACTCCTCTACTAATTGCAAGTGTTGCAAATGTTGTTGATAATTGTGCATGAATTTGTGCTTCAATAAAGGGGAAAGGAGTTGTATTATAAAATACACCTTCTTTTGGTTTCATTGACAGCATCAATTGACTTGCACAATCTGCATGGAAAATTGCTAATGCTTCATAGTTTTCTGTTTCAATGTAATGATCTTGTACTTCAATATCATCAACTGACCAGCTCATATTTGTTCTCATGTTACTTCTTTCTATTAGAATTGTCTGTTATCAAAATTGTCTTTTGGATTAAATGTAAGTGTGAAGCTTCCATTATCTTCATCTGGTAATTCAAGTGATTCAATGTTCAACCACCAATCTGATTTTTCATCTCGTATAACTATCTGAATGTCGTCATCTAATTTATCCAAAATTGTTTTCAAATCTTTAACTGTAATTGTTGGTTTAAAACCGTCTGTTTTTATCGAGAACTTTTCTTCTAACTTATCCAACCATTCATTATAATAATGAATCCATTCATCAAAAGATCCAGTAAATGGATAATCAACTGATGTCTCTCCATTATCTTCACTAGATAACTCGTGCCAAGCAATAGTTAATTCCACAAATGGATTACATAATTTTTGAGCAGCTTCTATAAACTGTTTTCTTTTAATATGATTGTTTGTCATTTCTTTCCTTTTAGCTTTACGCCATCTTGTTTAGGTTTACTTTTCGGATAAATTGAGTATGCGCTCAAATCTATGTGCCTTTCTTTATTTGTTTTTGGGTATAGAAAAAGAGATTAAGCATAGGAAGGAATATCCAGTAACGACCTATGCTTAATCTCTTAGTGCTTCCATTAGGATTCGAACCTAAAATAACGGATTAGAAGTCCGTAGTTATATCCATTTAACTATAGAAGCTGAATGACATATTGATTGATTTTATTCACACATATGTCAGGTATGAGGTTTTACGGTATCAATCAACCGTTACTTATCGCCTACTTATGAGAGATGTTTATATTTCTCGTATTCAGCAATGAGATATTTCCTGTATTTGCTCATAAACTTATTGTAAACAGAATCTGTATATGGTCCAAAGTAACCATCTACAAACTTAACGCCAATAAGTTTTTGTATACCAAATACATACTTACTTCTTTCGCCAAGATGATATTTGCGAAGAATTGTTTTTGCAGGGAATTTTTTAAACAACACAGGATTTCCAACATTCTTTTTACAACCCCAGCCTCCAAAGCCAACTGGTTGTCTAAAGAAAGGTCTATTCTTTTGTCTATCTTCAAATGTTCTGAACTCATTTTTGGTTTGATATCCCTGAGTTGAGATTCTGTTTGCAACAATAATTTGTTCATCTATTGTTGCAAGTTCTGGTTTGGATGCGAATTCTTTTCCACCATATCCACTCCAAGTTTGTTTATAAATACCTAAACCACCTGACCATTGACCTTTATCTTTCCAATCGCCTCCGGTTTCACATTGAGCCATTCTATGCCAATATATATCCAAAGCTCTTGGCTTTCCAAGTTCACTGAAAGTTAGTTGAGGTATTTCCGTAGGAACTGTATTAACTTTTGCCGAGGCATTAGTTGCAACAATTCCTGTAATTAATGTTGCACATAACAACATGTTTTTTATTTTATTTTTAGTTTTCATTTTCGCTCCTTAAAACTTTTGGTTTTACGGGAAATTGATTGTATCTACAAACACATCAATTAGCCGTATTAGCGTATTGCTAAGGTTGCGAAACAAGATTACTGCAAATTTTATAATGCTACTTGTTCCACAAATTATATGTCAATCTACATCACCTCCTTAAAAGTAATCTATCTATTATACCTTATAGGTAATAACAGGCACAATCTTGTTAGTTATCTTCAGACGCAGCAAGGGCTTTAGCTTTTTCTGATTCTTCTTGTCTTTTTCTGGACCACTCTATCATTGCCACATCTGATGAGCATGGTTTACCAAATTCGTAAGTCTCAGAATTCTCATCTGAGTATTTAAGAATCATCTCTGCTCTTTGATAAATCATCTTACCATCCTTGAAAAGATATCTGTAATAATCTTCAGCCTCTTCACCTTTCCATTGGATATAGCTTCCGTCTTTAACATAACCGGCAAAGCAAGATAAGAAATAATCTTCTGATCCAGCTTTATCCCAATAACCAAGACCAACTAAGTTACCATTTTCATCAAACTCTAATTCAAATCCCAATGCATCAAAAATTGATTTCATATCTGGACAGGTTTCAGGATAATCATAAGCCATCCATGAAAACCATTTCTTGCTATTATATCTTTGACCTTCTACTTGCTTTTCATCTCCACCATAAGAACCTCCACGCTTTAGGTCATCATAGTCATTGATTTCGCACATTCTTTTATAAACATCATCAAAGTGTTCTTTGTCTAGGAAGATATTTACATCTTCTGTTCCGATATAGTATCCCATTTTATTTTATCTTTCTATTATTCTGGATCTTTAAACATTTCACGAATAAGTTTATTCGCATATTCTGGTCTATTACCTAACATCTTGGCTAACTTAACCCTGTTGATGTTGTAATAATCTACATATTCTTTAATCATCTCTTCTTTTTCAATACCTCTTTCTTCTGATAACAGAACTATCATCATAAACATATGAACCATTGAACCAAAGATAACTCCCGGCATAAATGCTGGATTATCCATTGCTTCTGATTGGTAAGAGTCCATCAATTGAGATAGATTATCTTGACTGTTATCTGATACATGTGCATTAAATATTTGTAAAGCAAAGTCTGTGAATAGGTTATCTTTGTGTTCTTTAAAAGGGTCAATTCTCATTTTTTGTACCTATTCAATTTTATCACCTATTCGTATGATTATCTCATTTTACCTAAGAGGTAGAAAAATACATCTGATTTAGCGTCATTATCAAGTTTCAATAAGAAAATTTTATTAGCCTCATCAATAAGTGTAGCTTTGAATTCAAAATCTGTTGAGAAAATCTCTAATAGAAATACGATTGACTCGCACCACTTATAGAAATCATTATCATCAAGATATCTTTTCCAAGTTTCCAATATAGGTGTTAAATTTGCCATAGTAATTGTTGTGTCCTTTCTTGTGAACTGTTGTGTGACAATTATTACATAATAAGATTAGGTTTTTCAAATCATCTGCACCATTTTCAGATACAGGAATAATGTGATGAACCTCTCTTTCTTTTTCTTTAATAAGATTCAGGCATAACTTGCAGCTATTCCCATCTCTCTCATATACTTTTTGCTTTAATTCAATTGGAACCCCGTGTCGGAATTTACCATTCTTAATTTTCTTCTGTTGTCTTTTGTAATTTGCATTGGTTACTTTTTGATCAATTACTTGAATACATTTTTGATTTCCACAGCATCGCTTTCTACGATAAACCTCAGTTTTATTCGAGCCAAATCTTTCTGAACAACCAGCGCAAAGGACTATTCTATCCTTCACCATCTTTTTCTTCCTTATAAATAATTTTAACTTCACCATCAGATTCAAGACGACCAAATACTTCTTCATAATTCATAACATCATCTGGCGTTTTACCGTCAGCTAATAGTTGTGAAAAGTATCCAAAATTCTTTGTAATCTCTCTATAAGTTAGTGAGTTTGGATTGTAAAAATATTCTTTCACTAGTCCGGGATCTTTTTGCCTTGTTGAATATTCAAAGATTCTTGCAAACCAGTTATCAGGTTTAAACCCGAATACTCTTTCACAAATCCTATTGGCTTTAGACATCGCTTCCTGAACAGTAGATACATCTTCTACTTTTACAGGATAACGATATTCAACAATAAAATAGTTTTCAAATTTAGGCATTACTTAATACTTCCACCTAACATTAAAGCAAAGACAAAGCCTAGCGTAATAACTGCTAATACTGGGAAAGCAACAAATACCAATATGATACAAATAGCCCAAGTTAATTTATCCATTACAAAATCTCCTTTATGATTTCGAATTCTCCGTTAATAGGAACATACAGGTATTGACCTGATTTATCAATGAAGCAAGTTCCTGATTTCTCAATCGCTGATTTGCTACATTCAATAATGAAACTCAATCCTCCAATACCAAGGATTGTTTTGCCAAGAATTTCAGAATACTCTGAATTATAGTTAAGGTTGGATACTGAAGACATTTTACTGATGGCAATATAGGCACCACCAAACTTCTTTTCAAGGATGTTTTGTTTGTAATGTTCAACCATCAATCCACCAATTCTTGTATCTGCAATATTCCTAAATTCTCTGCCAATCATATCGGCTGAATCACCAACATTAGTGCTGTAATGATCAAATTCATGAATCAGTGTGCCAACAAGTTCCTGAATTGTTCCATTCTTGGCGTGATATTTCTCAATGACAATACGCTTTTTGTTATCACCAATACTCACACACATTCCCATTACACCTTCTTTTTTACTTTCAAACACGCCAATTTCATTCTGTAGGGGAATGATTCCGGTCTCAAAAGATGATGCAATTTCAATTGCTTCAAGCAAACGAGGATATCCACTAATATCGTCATCAATTTCATAATCAACTTGTTCACCCAAGATGTCAAAAAGAGATTTGATTTCCATTGATGATAAAATATTGTAAGCTGTTTTATTAGCTACAACAATTGGTTGATATCCACGACTAATAACAGCCAAACGAAGAGAATCTGAATTTTGATCACCATTAAGCATCACAGCTTTTTCGGTATAAAGATTATTCCAAGTTTTCTGCCAAACTTCGTGAGAGACATCGCTTCCGTGATATTTGAAGTTTTGATTAGCCAAACGATTCAGTTCCCAAATACCACTATCTTCTGCTTTAGCTCCCACAAACTCAGAAATATATTCTTCAGCAATATCTGGATTAGTGACACTGCAAATCATTTTGGATACATTATAGTCAAGATCCCATAATGATTTAACACTTCGCTCTTCATTTAGTTCAAGACTATCAAACTGATAATCAAAAATGGAATTACTTGTTTCATCATGCTTTACAAGAACATTTAGTGTATAAAATCTAGATGTATTATCAAACTTATCGAGAAGCTTGCCAAAATAATTATCAAACAACACTTCACGCTTTACAGAAAAGTATGCATCATAATCATTAACAATCTTCATTAGACTAGGAGATGCTGTAATATAAACAGAGAATATACCTTCACGAGGCTCAAGTTTTTTCATTGATTCCGGATCATCTGTATCAACAGTAATAACAAAAATGTTATACCATCCATCCTCATTTACTGTTGCTCCATCCATTGCATTAGCAATGGGTTCGCGTAAAATTTGGAATGGGTCTTCCCAAGACATTACTCCTGCTTCAAGAGTAAAAGAAGATGATTTAATTTGATCTCCATACTTATAAGCAATACACTCAACCCCATCTTCTTCTTGAACAATGTATTCAAGAGTGAATGGACCATTATTATCATTTCCGGTAAAGAACCATTCAAGTCCATTCCTTAGTGCAGCAATTGGTGCATATTTAATTCCAGAACCAAATTGACCAATAGTCTTAGCGTCATTCCTCTTAGTAGAAAAACCTAGCTTTTCTAAAGAGATACGACTTACGGTTTCAGCTTTATTTGAGATTACAATATAATCTTTTAACATTTTAATTTCCTTTGTAGAAAGAGGGGGGAATTGCTTCCCCCCTCTGATTTGTCTTTTTGTTTAGTAACCGATATCGTTTTCACGAGTCCACGGTGTAACTTCTGGGATAACAACAGCATTAGTCTGTGTAATAATTTGTTGAGCTTTTTCATATTCAACATGGGCTGCATAACGCTCAAGATCAGCTTTGAATGTATCAAACATAAGGGGTTTGAGTTCTTCAATAACAGACTCTCTGATTTCTTCAGCCATTTTTTTCTTTTCAAGCCTTTCCAATGCTTTTGCAATATGTGCAACAAAATCATTATCTTTTAACAAAAGATAGCGAATAGCATCTTCAATTGCGCCAGTAAAAGCTTGACCAGTGCTACAACTTGCTAATGGGCTATAGTTTTCAAGAAGGCTTCTGGCTTCACTTTCAGCATCAATTTCAAAATCGTCAGTATCGATGTAGTCTTTAAAATTAATATCTGAAAGAGCATCGGGTAATGCATTAGATACTTTACTATCAAAATCTAAGTTATAATCAATCCATTGGTCAATGATTCCATCAAAATCATATGTTTCAATACGATTATCAATAATCTCAGACATATCAATATGATCTTGAATATCAATACTTCCAACTACTTTTTGAGCAAGCTTTTCGATAGCTTCATCATCTATTCCCATTGTTACATTTATATTTTCCATTTTATTTTCCTTTAATTTCTTTCTAATTCTGCTCGTTCTTCAGCGTATTGCCAAAGATAACTATTTTTTTCTACTTTAACCTGTGCGTGGTCAAACCAATCTGAGAAATGATATTCAACATCAATAACTTCTCCATCATCTTCATCAACTTTAATTTCAATCCAATCTGCTGGACCTCCAGTTGAGAATAGGACTTTGATTATTTTGAATGTTTCAATTGATAAAGGAAGATTAATATATTCTTCCAACCCCTCTTCATTCAGTTCTGGGTCTTCAAATTGATTTATCTTATCATAAAGCTCCTCTAATGTTTCATTCATAGATTGCATTTGCTTTGCAATCCTTTCTGAACAAGTTGGACTACTCATTTCCTTCTTCTTTCTTTTGTTTATCTGTTTGTTTATTGTCTATTGATTTAGTTACGAATACCGGAACATGTAATATATCCCGTACATCCTTGTTTGTTATTTTACCTTCAAAATTAAGATTCATATCATCAGGCATTATTACCCTCCACGAATATTGTATTTTTGAATGCATCTTTTACTTGCAATACTGTTTTATTAACCATTGCTTCTGCTTGTGCTTTTGTTATTTCATTGGTTTTCAAATGATTTCGGATTGATGCTCTTTCTTTAGAAGAAAAAGAACCCCAAACCCCAAACCTTTCATCATTGTTAATCGAATACTGTAAGCAATCAGCAACAACAGGACAGCTTTTACAAAATGTTTTTGCTTTGGCTATGATCTTTTTTGTTTCTGCTGTATAAACAGTATCGGCATAGAATAAATGTGCTCCTTGTCCTAAACAAGCAGCTTCATCTAACCAATTAATTGTAATTGTTGACATATTAATTATCCCAGATTGGAATATTTGGACCATCATCTATCATTGGTTTAATAACTGAATTATCATAACCGGATAAATACATTTCTTTTTCACCATTGATTGTCATCATCATCATACAAATATGAGAACATAATGCACTAACAACATCTAACGATTTCTCGTGGATTTCATTAGGGTTATCAATTGACATATTGATCATATGCATAATAAAAGATGCACGACTTTCGTGATTATCAAAATCAGTTTCTTTGATGATTCTCGTAATCGTCATCATATGGTTTAGAAAATCTTGGTCTTCAATCATATAATCTGGAGCCTCCTTTCTTTCACTAGGTTTTTGTATATTATCAAAATCATCCATACTGAACATTTATTTAGTACCAAACTCCTGAGCCTTCGCCATAATTTCCTACAAACTTTAACCACCACGCTGCATAAAGCCAGTCGTTAATTAAGTTTTCTCTTTCTTCTACCATTTCAGTAGCACCTTTTGTATCTACATAGTGAATCCATGATTCAGTAAAATTAACCATAACTTCTGACATAGTTTGGCATTCATCTTCTGATATACCTCCCTGTTTTTCTTCATTATAATCAATATCTCCATAAAATCCATCTTCATCGTATGGGAATTCCGGATTATGATTTCTCATTTTAGAAAGTAAGTTATTACCATACTTTCCTCTATACCAACAATCAGTTCCAAACATTCCATATATTGAACGCATGTCTTTAGTTAATGGATCACTTTCTTTTTCTCTTTTATATGGACATTGATTGGCTTTTTGAGTTGCTTCACAATCAATTCTTCCATCATCTAGAATGGCTGTTTTTTCCTTTACGCAAGGATAAACATTTGGCATATTATCTAGACCCATTATTCAACCAGACTTTCCAATGCCAATGCCAATGAACCAGTTGCTTGATTGAAATCATAAATAACTTCTTCATCATCGTCAAATTTAAGACAGCTTCCGATTACTTCTTTGTTTAGAATATCTAAACTTACAAACAAACATACACGCCTACGATTTGGGTGTTGACTTGGCGCACCTTCAACTTCACCATTAGCACCTAATGGGGCTGCCCAACCAGTTGTTCTAACGGATACAAAATCATTTACTAGATATGTTTTATCTTGGTGTAGAGTATCAATCATTTCGTAAATATCCTCTCCTTTGGTTATAATCTTGCTAATAAGATTGTTGTCCTTATCTTTTGTAATACCATAAGCAATTGCTTCTTTTGTATCATCTTTTCCATAAAGCAAATTAAAGATTGCTTCTAGTTTTTCTTGTGCTGTTTCCATTATTGTTTTTCCTTTTATTGTTGTTTTGTTGTTAAATCCAGCCTAGAGAATCTTCTAGGCATTTTCTTATATTACTCATATCAGCAGATTCCTGATATATAATTTCACCATTATGTACTGTCAAAGCACCGTGAAATCCCATTCCACCTTCTTCATAATAAATATGAAAAGAAAGTGTTTTATATTCATCTCGACAAAAAGCTTCAGCTAAACTTTCATCACCCGGACCCCAAGGAGTTGAGTATTCCATTACAACAAGTTTCTCGCCCGTTTCTTCAGCTACTTTCTTATCGTAATTATATTTTGTAACAAGTTCATCACTAAGAATACAGCCATCGCTAATATCCCATTTAACTCCCCAATTAGCATTACACCAAGAATACCAATCTTTATGACCATATTTTTCAAAGCAAAGCTTTTCATTATCTGACCAATCTTTTTCTTCTTTGGTCATACTTGCTGGTTCATCACTGTATTCAGTTGGCATTGGAATAAGTGCATTAAAAAGACTAAGTTCATCTTGTTTAACAGATTTAATCTTTTCCATGAATTTATCCACATCTTCAGGTGGACCTTGTATTTCTAATGTGTTCATACACCAGTTAGGCATTTTCTTCTTCTTTCTCTTTCTCGAAAAGTTCATCCCAAGATGACTTTACATATTTAACATTTCCATTTTCATCGACATATGCTGTCAATACCATTGATGCACTAAATAGTGCGCTATTTTGGTTTTCCATTTATCTTTCCTTTTAGACTTACGCCCGTTGATTTATCTTTATTTTTTGGTGAATTTTAGTATGCGCTAAAATTGAATGTTTACTCTCCGGCTTCACAATAACCACAAAGAATGTCTGGTCCCCACCAAGAACCAATGAATTTACCATGCTTACAATATTGGCTTCTATCTGATCTATCCCAATCATATTCATCACCAATTTCATAATCATCATCAATTGCCTGATGGACTTGATTAAGTCTTAATGTCATTAAATCCATGTAGTCTTGAACCGAAATACCTTTAAGATGAGCTTGGTATTCAATATCCAATGCTGCATCGGCTTCCATTTCCAATTCTTCATGTGTTAGCTCACGCTCTTTGTTTTCATATTCCAAGTTCATTATAAACCTTCTCCCAATTTGTTGTTAATTTATATCTAAATGCATAATGATTTATACCAATGATTTCTTTTACTTCAATAATTCCATCTTGAACATCAAAAATGAGATTACAATTTTGACATTCATACTGTTCCCAATCAGAAAGAAATGCTTTATCTTCTGGATTTTCACATATTACATTTTCATGACTGTCAATAAATGTTAGATTTTCTAATCTACATTGAGGACACTTGTTCATTTTCTGCTCTCCTTAAGCTTTTCTATTAACCAAGTTGCTAGGATAAAGTTCGGATGATTTGAATTATTAATTCCAATGTTCCGGGTTAGCCAACCCAAATCATCAAACCTCATCTTTGGTATATCCATATTTTCTAAGACACGGTGTAATTCCGTTCTTACTTCTTTTATTTGTATTTCGTTCATTAATCCTCAAATAGTTTTAATTGATTAGGGTTTTCTTTTCTTGTAGAAATTCTTTCCATACCGTTTTGGTCTGTCCATTCATTCCATTCTTCAGTTGCTTCATCGTTCCAATATTGCAAACTATAAACGGCATACTTAATATCATCATCCTTTGGATATTGTTCACCATCTACATCGAATTCAATGTTCATATTTGCTGTCAATTCATAGTAGATATCTTCACCATAATTTGGAACATTAGTGTCGATCATGTTTTCTAGATAATCTGGCAAATCATAAAGGCAACCAATTGCTTCCTTATATAATCTATTGTGATAATCCTCTTCATCATAAACAGGGTAATCGCTTAGTTTATCTTTACAAGACATAGCTTTTTTAAAAGCATCTGTAATATTGTCTAACTCAACATTGGCTTCTTGCTTTAGAATACGACAAATCAAACGGTCAATTGAACCACAAGCCCAATGGCTATAGTTTTCAATTCTAAAATCATCCGGATAATCATCTATTAGTTCTTGAGAAATTGTTTCAAAGTTTGAGATATCCATAATACTAGAATCTCTTGTTTTATCAATTCCACAAAAACCCCAAGTTACAAAAGTATCTTCTGGACCCCAATAACCAAAATCTTCTGGTTTGGTTAAGGCATCAGTTGCACAACGAACAAGGTTTTCCGAATATACAAAAGTATCATTCATATTCATAGTGTCCTAATTCTTGAAGGAGGTATTTTGCTTCTTCAAAATCAAATTCTCTATCAATATCAATAACTCCATTAGCAACATCTCTAATAACATACGCTGCAGCTATATTTGTTATATTCTTATAGCAATCTTCATATTCATCAAGTTCAAAACCAAATTTATCAAAATAATCTGTCCACACAGTATCGATACTTGTTAAGAAAAGATTTCGCCCTTCCATTCCGGTTAGATCTAACCACTCTAATGCTCTATCTTCAATTGACTTTCCACCTTGAAGAAGAGCAATGGGTTTAAAATTATCTTTCATTGCAGTTGCCCATCCAGCAATACAACAAGCAGTTCCACAATCTAAAGGTTCTAGTGTTTTAGTATTCTGTTCACTATTATGAATAATAGGATAAGAATCAGTTGACCAATAAGGTTTACCATTCCACATGCCTTGTTCTATTTTTGTAGAAAGCCAATATTGCATTTCAAATTTGTGTTCTGGAAGACTTTCAATGTAGTCTGCCAGTTTTAACATTCTTTCCTTATTCATTTAGATGTCCTTTCATCTGTTGCTTCATTAATCATCATTGCTAATCCAATGAATACTATTGGTACTACAATCAAAAATATAATTGCAATACTAAATACCTTAATCATTTAGTACTCCTAATTCTTCCATTGCTACTTTGTCCCATCTTTCGGGTAATCTTTTTTCAATATCATAAACACAGATATTAGCTTCTTCATTCTCTGTATTCCAATACATACAAACTTCACCATATGTTCCAAAATCATGTTGAAACCATTTTTTCTTGAAGTTGATATTATTACTTAAAGCTTCTGGAAATAACCTTTCCAATAGACTGATATAAGTATCCATTTCTTTTTCAGCACGATTTTTGTAATCATCTGAACCAACTTGAGCACAAGGCTCATCATATGGCGTTGAGCCAATTTCCATATATTCTCTCATTAGATATACCTTCCATTCCAATCTTTATCATTATCATATTCTTCGTCATAATCAAGTGAATTGACTTCAACTAAACTTCCTTCGCAAATTATGCAATATCCAGTCTCTGTCTTTTCGTGATATAACTCACCACAAGATTTACATTCATAATTAAATGTCTTCATGAGTGCATTTCCTTTTCCCATAAGAACCAATCAATATTAATTGATAAGTCAAGGCTTTCATCATATTCTTCAATTTCTTCTCTTTTGGGGAATTTAATCAAACCATCTTTTAACCAAAGATTCTCGATGTACTCTTCTAATTTGTTTTCTGGGGTCATAATTTTCCTTTATATTTCGTGTGTTACTTTAACAATGTTTTTATCTTTTAACCAATGCAATCTTAAAACCATACAATTATATTTGGCTGACTTTTCAATTACTTTTCTAAGAGCTTTTCTTTCTGCTTCTGTTTTAGCAACAGTTTCAATTGATAAGCATCCTCCGGATTTCATATTAGATATTTTTTTATGAATATCTATTTCAAACTCATTTGTGAACCTAAGATTTTCATTCATTTCCAACATAAGAATCAATTTCCTCTTCTTCATCTTCATCAATTTCTACGAACATTTCATTCCAACATTTAGGATGCGTTCCACTAATCAACATTTCACGCTCTTCTTTTGGAATATGCGGAAAAATATCTTGGACATATGCTGTTTTTTCAACATAAGCTTCATGTTGGCGATATGTCATATTAATAACAATCCAATTGTTACACCAAGAACAATGTTTTGTAATTGAAAATAGTGCTTTTTCGTGTTCAGTTGTAAAATCATAAATATCAGTTGACATTTGCTTCTTCTTTCTTTCTATTAAATAATTCGGGGTTTTTCTTTTGGAGTTCATCATATGGGTTATACCACCATTCATCATATGACGCTACAAATGGATTAATTAACAATTCTACAAAACAGTGAATTCGTTCTGCATTTGCAATAGTTCCATAAAATAGATCTAGTTCTTCATAACTATCAAATGGACCAAAAAATACTCTATCAGTTGATCTAGTATGATGTAATATCCATTGATACTTGGGTTTGTCTTTCATTATTGTTTTCTCATTTCTTCAATAGCATTTTGCAATACTTCAACACATTCAGTTTCAGTTCCACCAATGTGCCATTCATATTTGAAAAATGGAGTTTCTCCTAATTTCCAATCATAAATGGTGCAGTATTTGCTTTCGTTATATTCCAACACCCATTCACAAGTTGTTTTATCTCCATCAACAGAATTAGGTCCATAATCAGGTTCACCAAATGTTTTCACTAATTCTTCATATGTGGCTATTACATAGCCTTGTAAACAAGTACCACTTGCGTTTGCTTCATCTGTTCTTTTAATATTGTTCATATTACTTTCTTTCTACTACTACTTTAGCTTCATATGAAACCCTCTTTGAGGGATTATCATATGCTAAAGATCCGGGTTGAGCTTTTGACATAAGTGGTAATTCATCTCTGTAGATAAAAACAACTATACCATTAACTTCAATGTCTAATCGATATCCTTCATATCCAATAAAATCAGCAATTGCTTCTTCTACCGTATCAAAAAAGGTAACGACACCATTTTGATTTCTTGTTGCGTATGGAGTATCTTTCATAAGATATTCCTCTGGGATTTCATCAATCATTGTTTTCTTCTTTCATTTCGTATTGCTCTGTTTCCATTGTTTCATAATCTGTAATTGAAATAAACTCTACAATTTCAGAATCGTTTGTTTTTTTGCCAATATTTTCAATTGACCAAGCTTTTGCACTTTCCATACTTGAAAAATGTAAATTTTTCATATATTTTCCAGTATCACTAGATACTCTTGTTTTTGCTATTATCATTTTAATCCTCCATTGTGTAGTCGTTTGTTACATCTTCATTAATCATAAAGACTCTTTCTTTCATTTTTTGTTCAATGCATTCATCACAAATCCAAATAAGCATTTGAGAAAGATCAAATTTGGAACCATAACCACCTTCAATCAAGACTTCAATTGCATCTTCTGGACTCATTAAGGAACTTTTTCCAAATGTTAAATAAGTAATTTGTTTTCCACAAGAAAAACAAGGACATACTGTAACCATTTCCATTATTTGACCTCCAAATACTCAGGGAATTTTTTATAAAACAAAAATGTTCTAATCTGATACAACATCATTTGATGTACATAGTTAGAAGCAATGCCCATTTTTATTGCACTGCCTACTCTTTTGTTTTGACTAAGGTTTTTAATTGCAGAGTCTTTAACTCTTTGTGCATAAAAACATTCTCTATCTTTTTTGATATGAAAAGAATTAATTGTTTTAACAATTTCTTTTCCAATTGTTTTATTTCCAGATTTTGAATTAACTCCATAATCAGCAGAAAGGAAAACTTTAATTTCGTCTTCCTTCAATTGATATGAAACAAAATCGGGGTGTATTGACAATTGATAATTTGTAAATTCTTCATAATCCATTGTTTAATCTCCTGTTTGTAACATGTCTGCTCTAACATTTAAGTCTCGCAGTTCGCTTTTCTTTATCCAAAAGTAATTGCATTTATGCAATAATGCCGGAGTATAAACTTTCCGGAATTCTCTTTCTCTTTCATCAAGACCAATTCGATTACATACTTCATCTAAGCAATAATCATAACCAGCTTCATATCTTTCTTCAATAAATTCATTATTGCAGATTTTACAAGTTGCCATTATTTTCTCCTATTCCGTTTCGTACAATTTACTAAACTTATCCAAAAAAGATTTGTTTATATCTGAGTAATCAAATTCACTTAGATACTCACCAACTTCATTGTATGTTTGTATTCCATCTAATATTTCAATTGCATATTTATCTAACAGATGATCAAATGATTCATTTGACATTCCCATACAAAAAGCAAGATTTTCTATCTTTTCGCCTAATGAATCGAGTTCTGTTATAACTAAGTCTCTGACCCAGCACACTTCATCTAAACCATCACCATAATGTTTACCTTCATCATCACAGTATCTTTCGATTTCTTTTTCTATCCGGCTTAGTTGTTTACTAAGAATATAATTTAAATCATGATAAGTTTTCATAATAATGTGTGTTTTTAAGTTTGTATTTTGTTGGGACATTGGTTATCACCATTCTTTCTATTTGTTTTTAAACACAAAAAAGGCAATAGGAATACCTATTGCCTTGCTAATGTTTAGTTTTTGTTTATTGATTAATTTAGATTAACCATTGTATTTGCCATTTATGATTGTCCATCTCTACAATCATAATTTCACGATCCATTACTAATTCTTTCATCAATTCAAGTTGAAATTTGATTAGTTCTTGTTTATACTCTTTATTTAGAACACGAGTAAGGTCATCATAATCTACATCAAAAAGAATTCCTAATTTCATATCTTTACGAATAGCATTACGAGCAAGTGAAACTTTGAGTTTACTACCGTCATCATTTCCCCAATAAGTTCTGTTTTCTAATGGAGTATCAAAAAGAGATTTGGTTTTCTTTTTTCCTCCATTTCGACCACGAGATACAATTTTGTTTTGAATTGAGTTGAGGTTTACTTTTTCGTTAGACATTTGAATTCTCCTTGTTTTCAGCAATCTTATTTTCTAGGGATACGATTTGTTCTGGGGTAAGAATTTGATCAATATTACGGTATTCTTCAGGAAATCTATCACCTGTTGATGTATGTGAAGTAATACTAATAACTTCACCATTGTCAAACTTAGCATTATTGTTGATAGCTTGGCTCATAATTGGAGTAGGATTACGCTTACGCTTTGGACCAAATACAGCATTAGAATATGCTGTACCATCAGGATAACCGACAGGAAGAACTTCAACATTATCGTCACGGTTCTCATTATCAATTACATTCTGATTCATTCTAACTTGACGCAAAGCGTGAAGAATAACATTAGCATTGAATTCTTTACCAAGATTAGTAATGCATTTGTAATAAATTTCGGAATTTGTAACAACAGCAACTATTTCACAAATGTAACCATAATCATTATCATTATCTGATATTTCTATGCCCATCAATTGGTCAACAATAAGGTCATACTTTGACTTTACATTTTGCTCTGGTTTTGTATTTAGATTAGACATAAAGTCCTCCAATAATAAATTATTTATATTTACTTATAGTTACGAATAAACATAAGAATAAAATTTCATATTCAAACTATTCGGAAACTATGAACAAAGTGTATCGCCAAAAATAATGAAATCAAACATGGGCCAAGAAAATGTTAGAAAAAACTTTTATTGTGCGCCAGAAAGTAAATCGAGAAGATCGTGATAGTTAAGCTCTTTGTAAATAGTTTATTAAAGCCGGCGATCAAGGATCGGGAATGCTTGATATTAAATCATTTAATAAAGTTTGAACGCCCCACTGTTTAGATTTACTTTTCAGCGAATTTTAGTATACATTTTTTGGCAGCTCAAGCCTTTTGTAATAAATCAGGTTTTCGGATTAGATTCCGATGGAGGGTCAACCATATTATCCTGTAGGAATGTAATCATTGTTCCCTCATACTTTAAGCGACCTAAGTGCGTTAACTTAAAGGAAGGATCAGCCCAAACTTTACCACCGATTTCTTGCCAGTATCTACAGAATCCATAGTCTTCAGATAAGAATCGTTGTTTCTCTGAGTCTACATATGAATTAAAGAAAGCATAAGTCCACTTCTTTTCTTCATCATCTAATGAACCTGTATCATCGTGATATCTTAGCTCGGGGTATGAATCAATCATCTTCTCAAACACTGACCTTTTAATTAACATAAAGCCTGTCCCGGCATCATAGATTTCAATTGCACCATTCTCAACAGCAACATTTGTATTATCCTTGTCTTTTACTGCATTAACAACGAATCTTAAACTTCTTTCAAGGAGTTGTTCTGATGGCACTCCCTTGTTTACATTCTCAACTACCCTATCCCATAGGATATCTTTAATGGGGTAAGAACCAGTAACTATTTCCTTATCATGCCACAAAAGCTTTAGGATATCCTCTGGTTGAAACCCAAGATCAACATCAATAAACATAAGATGAGTAAACTCCGGATGAGCTAAAAATTTAGCTACCATATTGTTTCTTGCCCTATTAATAAGAGAGTCTGAGATTGTTGCAATTGAGAATTTCAAACCAATATCTTTAAACATCATAGCTGTTCTCATCATTGACATAAATGTTGGTTCAGTAATCATTTGATCATAACAAGGCATAGCAATTAGCGGGTGCCAAGATTCAATCATTTCATGGGTAATTTCAATTTCTTGTTCTTCAAAAGTAGTCATAGATGTAATTATACACAAAAAAACCGCCCCGAAGGGCGGAAAAACAATTTGTTTTATTATTAGTTTTGTATTAAGCTTTTGACTTTACAGTGGTCTTTGCATTGGTCTTAACAGACTTCACTTCTTTAGTAGCAACAGAAGTTTCTGACTTCTTTGTACCGGCAGGAATAACTTTAAAGTAAAGAGCAGACTCTGTACGGCTAAAGTGAATCATTACCTTGTAATCAAGCTTTTTTGCTTGAGCACGAATACGCTGTTGCATTGTGTTAAACTTCTTGCCTTCTTCAATGTTAAGAATAGAGAAGTTTTCACCGTTCTTATTTGAAGAATGAAGAGCTTCAATAATCATTTGAAGTTCAGCAGATGTTCTTCCTGTACGAGTAATTTCTGGAAAGGTATCTACTTTTGTGATGTTGAATGTTGACATTTTGATCTCCTATTAGGTTGATTTGATTTGTTCTGATTGAATGGCTTACGCCCTTGGAATAGAAATAGTATCTGCCCCAACCCCGGCTTGCAACTCGGAATCGTCTTTTTTTCAAATTTATTTATTAGATGATTTATTGTCTAAAAACATGGGTAACAGACTCATTTCCTTTACTTGCTATGAGCAGTTTTGGGTTCTTCAGAATGAGACTGCATCTTTGAAATTGTAATCTTGAGAGCAATATTCTCAAGAGTTAACCTTGAATTAATAATGCTCAATTCATTTAACAACTCTTCATAACTTGGAGAGAAGTCGTGTGTGTGTTCATTTGTCATAGGGTTTCTAACCATCCTTCTATATCGTCTGCACTAATGGAACTTTTTTGATCCATCAATGACAGTTCTTTTGTAGAACCATTATACAGATGAGTTGAGCCAAATTCAGGCATATCTTCATCATATTCATATTCTCGATCTGTGCCGATAATTTCAATATCAACTTCTGTGTCCATAACCATGTTCTGAATACAGTTAAAAACAGAACCGGCAAGAGCATCGGCTAAATCTTTAGACCCGGAGTTCGGGTGGTCAATCTTATTGTTATTGAATAGTCTTAACTTAAGAAGTTCTTCTTCAACAAGTAATTCAATCCAATAACCCCTTAGTCTGGTATCGTAAATAGTTGTCATTAAGGTATCATAATCGGTTTTCTTAACGCTGTGGAAGTTTGCATTAATACCTTGAGCTTTTAAGCTTTGAATCATCTCAACAGATTGCCAACGGTCAAATGTAACTAATCCAACATCATATTTTCTACATAGATCAACAATCATTTGCCTTACTGACGAAAAGTTAATTTCCTCTCCGGGTTTAGCTTGCCATGAATGTATTAAGTCAACATTCACAACAGGAAGTGTCTCAACACCCATTGATGTTTTAACTTCTTTAAACCCGGCACAATGAACCATAGATAAAGCTGATCTATCTCGTTTGAGTCCAAGGTCAATATGAATAAACCTTACATGACCATCTTTATTATTAAACCAATCTTTAAATTCACCATCTTCGTTTATGGGATTTTCACTATACATAAAAGCTTTTCTAACCAAATCTGCATCTCTAAAATATGCATCTTCCATTGTTGGTGGTTCACATTCAAATCTAGCTCTGGCTTCAATTGGGTTCCTAATATATTCAGACTCTAATTGTTCTCTAAAGATAGTTGGGTTTACTTCCCAAGTTGCAGCTTTGATTGACCAAGTTTTAGGTTCATTCTTTTCTCTAGAGTTAAAGAATCGCTGCTGAATAAAGTCTCCTTTATACCGGGGGAAAGATAGAAGAATAACTTTACCAACTTCAGGGAAACGAGACATAACAGATAATTTACTCATGTTATAAATAGCAGAAGCTGAACCTTTTGATCTATGATCACCTTTAGTTTCAGCATCAGTTTTGAAAGCTGAGATTTCATCCAAAATAATTGACATTACTTCATAGCCTTCCCATCCTTCACTTTCTGAGTGACCAGAGAAACATCTTACTGGTCTACTAAAGAAAAAGATTTCAGATACTCTTGGCTCAAAGCCTACAGAGTTAAAATAAGGTGAACCTAGTAATAAGTTCTTTAATGGTTCAAAGAACACTCTCTGAGCTTGCTGAGCGTTTACAGCAAGGTTTAACAAGTCAATATAGACACCTCTAGCTTTACCATAATAGTTCAGAGGGTCTCTAAGACAATGTAAGAGATAAACAGTGTAAGCCATTGATATTCTGGCACAGTGATCTTTTCCAGATCCTTTACCTAACATGCAAATGACTTCATTATCTGTATAATCGGCATACCATTTCGTACCGGCTTCTTCACCATACATTTTTATCAGTGTTGGAAGTTTTAAAATTTGTGTGGAATGGCGCACGATTTCTAGTTGAATAGGTGATAGGCTAGGTAGTCCAAGATATTTTTTATCTGTTACAAAAGTTTCTATAGAAACAGGAACTTCAACAAGTTCATCTTGTTTAAGTAACTTATCAAAATCATCATAGTTTAAGTTGATGCCGAGATAATCAGACATAAAAAACCCCCCGTAAGGGCAAAAAAGCCATTCTCAAATTATGACGATATTGGTAAAGCCCAAAAAAAAGGTCTCTAATTATGAGCCGTAATGGGTCAAAAAAAGGTCTCTTGATATGAGCTTTTTTATTGCTCGTGAGATTCAACATCAATGACTTCCTCTTCCTTTGGCTCATCCATTATTTCAAATGCGATAGCAAGTTCTTTACGAACCTCTTCCGCAACTTCGGGAAACTTTGCAATAACATCTCGGAGGACTCTGGACAGAATCTGGTTAACATTCTCAGCCTTCTGCATTCTACCGATATACTCGGCATCGGAGTTGTTACCACCCATGAGTTTATGAAGCTGAGCTTTCTTTGTAGCAAGCTCTCCGGCAAGCTTAATGGCTTGAATCCTTGCTGCGACCATCCCATGATCTGTCGCAATGTTGATTGTCTCCCAAGCTTCTTTGCTTAGTTCATCAAACTCTTTAAGAGCTTTGATTGTATTGAACTGAACACGCTCTAGGAAGTAGGGGTCATCGTCAGCTTTCCTATTGAGAATCTTCTTGTATTCTTCAATATAACCCTTGACTTCGGCTGGTTTGATTGACATCAGAGAGGCTATCTCGTGGTTAGAGTAACCTTTGACATGCATTAGCCCCGCATCTTCAACATCCTTAATCTTATCGAATAAAGTCTTCTCTTTTACTGGTTCAATATCTGACATAATCTGTCGTAATAGCCTTTCGCAACAGTATCCCAAGACCATTTATCTTGATTGGTAACTGCATTGTTATATGTGAAGTTAGAAACATCATCATAATTATAAATTACATATAACATTTTATCACATAAATCATCGAAATTTGGCTCTGCCCATTCACCACACTCACCGTAGATACCGGACATCTTACTTTTTCCCCATTTGAAATCAAGAGGAACTGACATACTGGCATATTCTGTACAAGCTGTAGCATCGGTGCAGATAGTCGGAATACCTTTCGCTATAGCTTGGAGAGGCAGCATGCCCCAACCTTCACCACTTGTAGGGTAAATGAGGCAATCTGCACGATCATAAATTAAAGCCAGTTCTTCAATGGGAACATCATTCTCAATGACTTCAATATTTGGATGATTTTTGATAGCAGAAGGCTCACCCCTATCATTCCACAGTCGGGCATCAGGAGAGTCCACGCTCTTGTAAAGAAGCTTGAACCTATCATCTTTGCCAAAGAGCTTTACAAACGCATCAACAGCGAGCTGACTGTTCTTTCTGGTAGAAGGAGAGCCGATGCTAAGGAAGGTAAACGGTTGAGATTTAAGAGTCCTCTTCACAGGAAAGAAGTATCTTGAATCTACTCCGAGATCAAAATTATAAGTGGGGACTTTGACTCCGGAACTTGTAAATACATCTTTAGCCCATGATGATGTTGTCCAGATTTCATCCATCATGTTCATACGCCTTACCCAGTCTTCAGGCAAGCGTGTTGTTTCCCAGTATGAAAAGCCAACATTGTATCCGCTACACATTGCGTAATCAAGAGGGAGTCGATTATTAATTAAAACATCGTAACCTACATGGTCATAACATTCTGATTGATATTGAATACCAATACCAACCTCTGCCATAGGCTTGAGATCTGATGGCATGATGCAATCACGATCTATCTCAACACCCATTAGGATTAGACGATTGTAGATTTCATCCTCGGCTACCTTGTAACCTTCATTACGGACTTGGGCAACACTTGTGCCATTCCATACAATCTCCATTTTTATTTAAGCCTCTGGGTCAAATGCAAGTTGCTTACCGCCCTCACCAGCAGCAGCTTCTAATTCTTCAATAGAATATCCATGTTGTTTTGTAAACTCAACACGATAGTTGTACCAACCAGATGTACCAATCCAGAATCTTGGGTCGGTGTCTTTGGCTAGTTCGGTAAGTTCTTCTGGTTGGAGCAAGAAGCTAAGGACTCCCAGAGGCATGTACAAGGTCATATCGTAGTTTTCATGCTTGTCTGATGCATACTCTCTGATAATGTCTTGAAATTCCTTAACAATTTTCTGCACAGGCTTCCCTGCATAGAAATCAATATTTCCATAAGCATTTCTTTCTCGTGGACAGAAATCATCAACAGGTGTTATTGTCCCGAAAGAACGACACACGAACGGTCTAAACCCATAGACTGTGCAGCCCCCTTTGTAGAAAGCACAATGCTTTTCAGATTCTCCACCGGACTTCCATGTTTCGTCATACATCGCTTGTTTAAGAGAGTTGACAACATCAGCCATCCATTCTTTAGCAGCGTCTTCACCTTTATCCTCAAGAGTCAAATAGTATTGCTGAGTAAGATTGTAGGCAATGTTGGCACATTCAAACATTGGAATAACAAGACCAATCTTGCAACACTTACCTGAACCAAGACACTTTGATGGTGATTGATTTTGCTTTGCTTCAATAATACGGATCTGGTTATAAATCATATCCAATCTTGCAAAATTGACAATATCTTTAATAGTGACGCTTCTTTTCATCGCCCCATACCTTTCTTTCTAAGCTTATTAGCTTTTTGTTGTTCTCTTCTTCTTTTCTCAACTTGCTCTTGCAAAGGAGATTTTGGTCTCCGCAATGTTGTTGAAGAAAGATTGCGACCTTTGCCTCGAAATCTGAGGAGGTCATATTTTTTGCACCAGTTATAAACTGCTTGCGGTGTTACTTCGATATTATAAGATTGTTTTAAAACCTTGCAAATATCTGTTAAGTTCATTCGTTTTTGAACATAGTGTTCGTACAACCAAGCTTTGTCTTTATAAACATCAGTCATCCGGGTTAACCACTTTCCAATACCAAATAGCTATTCCAACAGCGTCAACAATGTCATCGTCACCGAGGTCAAGGTCATCATCGTTGAAATATTCTTCAATTATAACACGGACTCTGCGTTTTCTTTCTTCTTTCTTTTTAAGTTCAATATTCTTTTTTTGCCCGTTTTCTTTTAAGGCATCTTTATCTTTACCTGTTAGATTTTTATATCCAACACCACTTCTCCATACGAGAGGACTGACATCCATCACTCTTTTACAGGTGAAGGATGCCATTCCCCAAGTGAAGCCAATGATGTAAGAAAGTAAACGGCTTGTCTGAAAGTTCTGAATATAAACAGACTGCTCAATGACGCAAACATCGGGCTTGTATAAATTACAGATACTTGTGATCCCAAACTTAATTTGACTGAACTTGTCTTCAATCGTAGAATTCTTCATGAAAGAAAGCTTGTCTGACTTAACAAGAACTAACTCACCGTCAATTCTTTGCATGATGCACCAAGCTAGTGAGTGAGAAGCCGGGTCAATAGCCAGTACGGTATTGACCTTCTCTTTCTTTAAATAATTGAGACTCATTGCTTCTGATCCTTGCGAATCTTTTCTTCATCCCAACCCCACGACACTAACCTTTGAACATACCTTTCTTCCTTACAGGCTTCACAGATATCTTCTTTATTATAAGTAGAAAGTATTGTTGTACAGTCTTTTGTTTTACAGATTCTTTTCTTATGTTTATTAGCTTTTTTTGTGTGATAAGATTCCAATAGCTTCTTATTGGTTATAATCTTTCTACACTCCGGACTGCAATAGGTAGCATTATAAACTTTAGCTACGAATTGTTTTTTGCAATCACCGTTTGAGCAAACTCTTTTCTCTTCGTTGAACATCTTTTTTCATAGCAATACCTAGAAAGGTTCTTCAACCTCGGTAGTTTTGCTAAATTCTCCTTCACCCCAACACATGGCAGCAAGGTCACACTGAGCGCATTTCGCCGATGACCTCTTATACGGTTGTTTAGGTAGCTCCCCCTCAAGGAAGTTAGTATAAATTTTATTATACTTAGTAAACAGTTTATCAATAAAAACATCGTCACGCTCTATAAAGATAGGTAATATCTCCTGATTGTTCTTATTTTCATAGATAACATAACCACTTGGTAAGTCCAAACACCTCATATAAATCTGAGCCTGACGATAATGATCATCTTTTGGCTTGTTATGGAACTGGCGATACTGGAAACCTTCTGCGCTAATTGACTTCAATTCAATCAGTTTGTGACCATACCAGTCAATGATTCCGTCAGCTGTACCCTCAATAGGAGGGTCTGTATGAGTTACTGGGATTTCCTCGGCAACAAGTATACCCATCTCACGGAGATAGCTATACAGACGCTCATGGACAGCGTGACCATTATCAAAGATACGATAAGTCTGTGATCTAAAGGAAGGTGTGACCTCTTGACCCTCAAATAGGTAATGCCAATATCTAGCACATTGGTTTGTGTAACTTGGGTGAAAACCACCGACCTTCTTAAATTCTGGCTTGTTCCTTAGAGCAAGATGGTCATCAATAGCGTCATTAAGAAGCTTCTCAACCAAGTCCTCCTTATTAATCGGTTCCTTTGGTGTCTTCAGTTGTTGTAATGCTTTTAACATTTATGCTCCTTTTGCAGCAATCTTTAACGCATTGATATTTTCCAATAACGCTTCGTACATTGTTTTCCAGATATCATTAACGAACTTATCTTGTTCGGACATAATACTTGATCTTCTTTTGAATGCTTGTGATTTTACAATCATCATTGTTCTATAACCAGAAAGTACATTTAAATACTTAATAGCTTGCATTCCTACATAGTTCTGAGGATTATCAATAATGTCTTGAACAATCCTCATACACTCAATAAATTCTTGTGCTTTATCACCCATCTGCTCAGCGAGCCAATCCGGGTCTACCACGATGTCAGCCATTTTCCATTCTCCTATTCATCCCATTTTTTTCCTAAAATTAACTTTGGTTGTTTATGACAGATTCCACATCTACCAAACTTCCCATCTCCGTAGTGCGTCTTCCACTCACGACAGCATAGCACCACTATTTCCATCCCATATCTTTGTTCAAGACTTTTTCTTCCGCTATTCGATGTCATAGTGATATCTATTATCATCAGATGTTTTCCACTTGTTTGCATCCTCAACATCCCATTTTCTAGTGTTGACAAATCTCTCAATCAAAGTTCCCGTCTTGGTCGTAAACGAAGGGTCGAACAGTCTAACTCTATTGTTTGGCTGAATAGCATAGTTCCCATCATCTCTAAGCATGACATGACCACATTTGTGTTGACCCGGATTTGTGCTGAAACCAAGGTTTATAGTGTTGTCATCTGGTGCATGCCAATCAAGTGTAAATAGGTATTTTGCGTTTACGAACTCTCCAGAACGAGCAACATAAGCCATTCTCATATTTCTCATTGCTTGAAACTCAGTAACAGCTACATGAGGACTAAAAGAGTTCCACAGAACAAGTTCGTGAATATCAACTTCAGGTACACCCGGTCTTTCACAGAAAGCGTTTATAGGCATTCTCCACCAAACACCCCCATCTTCCATTAAGAAATGGAACAGAGGACTTCTCCCCTGAATGCTAGTTACTCCAAAAATCATGCAGGGAAAGTATTTATCATGAGAGTCCAACTGGTCTCTTAGGAAGTTACCTCTAACATAACATTCAATCATTGGTATATTAGCATTAAGCTCCGGCATTTTATTTATTTATCTTTCTTTTATAACTCAATGGAACTTTCTCCAATGAGTAACTGGCTGGATTCCGAGATGCTTGCTTGAGACATCGGAGTATGTAAGTAGGATATCACAAGCTACGCATATTCTTTTTGTCTTGATATCATCCAGACTCCCAACAAGTGGTTCTTCAGCGTTTGTCTCATCTTTCCTCGTATTGTAGTGCAAAGTGTTTGATGGGAAGACAAAAACTTGCCCTTTGCGTGTTTCAAAGTCCCAAGCTTTTGCACCATACGGATTCCATTCTTTTGCGTTATATCCAGATATCCCCACATAAGGATCTCTATCATGGCTAGAGTCTACAAAAGTCAAAGTTTGCTCGCCATCCTCGGGAGTTGCTGCGTAGTAAACAACAGATAGATGAGAATCTCCATGAGTGTGCATTCTTAGAGGAGCCTTAGTGGAGGAGTTCAACCAAGACTTTACAATATTTATATCAAAATTTCTGTGCTCAATCCCAATTGTTTCCAAATATTGCTGAACACACTCAGTAATGAAAGTGAAAAGTCCAGCAAATTCTTTTTGATGATGAACAGCATTTCTACCAGACGATTCTCCAGATAAACCACCAGAGAAATGCCCTTCCCAATGCTGATAAAATAATTCAAGAAAACTATCACTATCCGGGTACACCGATTGCGTTACAGTGGTTGGGAATAAAGCATAAACAATGCTATTCATAATCACTATCCCGAATCAGTTCTTTAAATACATGCCATTCAATGATGGCAACCTTGACATCGGAATCTTCTCCTAGGACAACAGACAGACACGGATGTTTATATGTTGATCTCCAAGCATCTTTTCTCAGCTTGATCCATCCATCTCTTGT